GTAATTATGGCTATAACAGTAAATAGTACACCTGAAGCATACCCTTCGGCTCACGATGACCTTTGGTTTGTTACTACAAGCACAAACATCGCACAGGCTAATTTTAAATTCGTTTACGATGTTTATATAAATTCCGTATTGGTTGCACGGGTGAAGCAATTTCCAGACCCTGCGACTTCAAAGGGAATCTTTAACGCTGCTGGTATTGTTCGTAGCTATTTGTCTTCAGGCTTTAAACCAAACGCAACAAGTACCCTTTTTTCATATAATGGTGCAGATATTTACGTTAGCTACCAAATACAATACGGGGAAGAGTACGGAGGTACAACATACACCAATTTAACAAACGCAACATATCAGACATACAATTTTTATGCGCCTATCTTCCGTGACCCATCGGCTTCATATTTTACAAGCAGGTTAAGTAATTGGTTAACCTTTCGGGATATAACAAAGGTTGAATGCGGTTTTACTGACCCTTTATTTGTTTCGTGGGCTAATCCTTTCGGTGCAAATATAAACATGACTGCCACAGTTAGGGTAATTAACGAAGCAGGTGCAACAGTAGGCAGCGCATCAACTACCACAACGCAATCAATAGGTAATTTTTTACTCCTTGATATTTCACCGGGAGCAATTAACACACATTTTGGGAGTACAATAATAAACGCGAATGCTTACGGGTACGGGGTTAAATTAAACTACGCATCCACAAGCAGCAGCGAAATTATTGTTACTTTGGCGTGCGGTGCTAAATTTATTCCTTCCATTTTGACATTCCAAAATAGTTTGGGAGGTTATGAATCATTCGGGTTTAGATTAGTAAATAAAGAAGTACGCAATTATGAACGACAGGAATATTCTTTGGATAAATACCAATATGTTGCCTCCGCTTTGGCTATGCGTCAGTACGACAGCTTCAAGCGATATAATCCGGGTAGCGTATCATTTTACACCAAACAAGATGTATTATTTCAGTTTAGGTCTTCCATGCTTAACGTACAGAATTATAACTGGCTAAAGGACTTAATCGGTAGCCCTGAAATTTACCTAACAAATGGAGGTTATCATTATCCGGTAGTGGTTACAAGTGGAAATTTTGTTTCCAAAGTGCAATATGCAGATAAAGCAAATTTCATGGAATTAGAGGTTAAGTATGCTAATGCTGTAAATTCGCAGTACAGATGAGAACCGAAATATACATAGAAGACCAGCGGCTGGATTTAACGCAAGACATCAGCGCAGAACTAACCTACTCGATAGATGAAATACAAGACTTTGGAACTCGTAACACATCATTCAGTAAAACGATTATACTTCCCGGTAATGCAAACAATAACAAAATATTTGGACACGTTTTTGATTTCAACAGGTCAACGCCTTATGACCCGGAAGAGCAGAACTACGGCTATAATTTTAATCCTGCTGCGACTGCCCGGTGTGTTATTCTTATAGACAAGATTCAGGTATTTAAAGGCGTTTTAAGGCTATTAGAAATCGTTATAGATAATCAGCTGATAGAATATGAATGTGCCGTATTTGGGGAGCTTGGCGGCTTTGTATCGGCATTGGGTAACAATAGGTTGGAGAACCTTGATTTTTCAGCTTACAATATTGCGTGGAACTTTACCAATATCCAAAATAGTTGGAACAATGTCACCGGTGGCGGTGTTTACTTTCCCTTGATTGATTACGGAGGATTGAGCGGTAATAAAGTTGACTTTGACTTTAAAGCGTTTAGACCTGCTTTTTATGTTCGTGAGATACTGAACAAAATAATAACGGCTTCAGGTTATACATGGGACTTCCCTTTGCTGTCTACGGCTTTATTCGATAGGCTTGTAATACCTAACAATCAGCTGCGCATTAACAGCTTAACTACGCAGGTATTTGATGCTGATTTTACAATAGCAACGTACAGCAACCCTACTTATATTCCGATGACTGTGGTAACTGCTGGCTCGTTTACGGGAACTAACCCAATAACATACACAGCAACAGAACCTTTAAACCTTAATATAACTTGCCGCCCCATTGGGCAGGTTAACACATTGACAAGCACACCGGGAACAGTTACTTTTAGGGTAAAGAAAAACGGGGCAATACTTCGTGAAGAAAGCCGATTTGTGCCGACATCAAACTATTATGTAAACTTTAATCTTGATGTTGCAGGCGTTAATGTGGTTCAGTCTGATATTATAACGGTTGAAGTAAGTAGTAACATCGTTTCTTATCAGTCTTTCGGTGGGCAGTTTACCCTTGATAGTTCTGTCCCTGTTGAAGTACCAATAGCGTATGGTGACGTTATACGGATGAATGATTGTTTACCAAAGGGAATCTTTCAGCGTGATTTCTTTTCTTCTATTGTTAAGATGTTTAATCTGTATGTTGTAGAAGATAAGTTTGTTGACAAGAAGCTGGTAATAAAGCCATTCATTGATTTTTACAGCTATACAGCTTCTGCCCAATATGATTGGAGCAATAAAATGGACAGAACAAAGCCGATAAGGTTAAAACCAATGAGTGAAGTAAACGCAAGGTATTACCAGTTTGCATATAAGCCTGATTCAGATTATTACGGGGATAACTACAGGAAAAAGTACAATCAAGGCTATGGTGATTTTATAGAAGATACAGAAAGCGAATTTGTTAAAGAGACGGAAAAGGTTGAAGTAGTATTTGCAGGAACTGCGCTTTATCAATATTTAGGTACTGATAAAATTTATTCCGCAATCTATAAGCTATCCAACACAAAGCAGAGTGAAGACCCAATGGATAGCGTTATACGCATTTTGCAGGCGCAGAAGATAACTAACCGGGTAAGCTGGGCAATGAAGAACGCAGGAACTACACTTGCAACTTATAATGACTACGGATATGCAGGGCATCTATTTTTTAATCCTGCATCCTTTACAGCTGCTAACCTAAACCCTACTTCAGACATTAACTTTGGCGCACCTGCTGAAATTTATTTTAGGGTACAGCAGTACACATCGGCTAACCTTTTCAATGGTTACTGGAGCGAATACATAGCAGAAATAACCGACAAGGATAGTAAGCTATTAACGGCACAAATTAAGCTGAATGATACGGACATTTATAACCTTGATTTCGGGAAGTTGCTATATATAGACGGAAGCCTTTGGCGTTTGAATAGGATTTTAGATTATAACCCGATAGCGATGCAGACAACGAAGTGCGAATTTCTTAAAGTAATTGAATTAATATAATGGCAAGAGAAGAAGAAATAAGAATAAAAATAAATATTGATACTGGAGATGGTAAGAAGGCATCTGATAGTATTAAAAATGGCTTAAAAGATATACAAGACGAGGCAAGAAAAGCTGAATCAAGTGCGAAAAAGGCAGGCGGTGCTTTTGCATCTATCGGCAACGCTTTAAAATCACTCGGCATTATTGGTCTTGTTGTTAAGGGGTTTGAGTTCTTGCAGGAAGTGCTAATGAAGAATCAAAAGGTGGCTGATGCTTTTGCAGTTGCTGGTGAGTTTATTAGCCGGGTTCTTTCCGATTTAGTAGAGTTTGTAGTAAACAATTTCGGAAAGGTTGTTGACCTATTCACAAAGGTATTTAACGACCCTTTGCTGTACGTTGACAAATTAGGCGAGGCGATAAAGAACAACCTAATAGAAAGGGTTAAAAGTCTTATTGAGGCTTACGGATTTTTGGGTGAGATTATTAAAAACGTATTTACAGGTGAGTTTGATAAGGCAGCAGAAGCGGCAAAGAATTTTGGAAAGGAAATAGTTGATGTATTTACGGGTGTAGATGACGCATTTGATAAAGGCGTAGAGGTTGTAAAGAATGCAACAAATGCGATTGTAGATTATGGTCAAGCTACATTAGATGCTGCAAAAAAGGGTGTAGCGTTAAGGAATAGCGCAAGGCTGGCGGCAAGTGAAGCAGAGGTAGCAGCGGCAAAGTTTAAAAGGCAGGCAGAAGAACAAAGGCAAATCAGGGATAATGAGTTTGCAAGTTTAGAAGATAGGATTGCAGCAAATCAAAGGCTTGGTAAAATATTAGAACAGCAACTGAAGCAAGAAGAAAGGGCTGCCGAATTAGCGGTAGCTGCTGCACGTTATGAGTTTAACAAGACCAAAAGCCTTGATGACCAAATAGCATTAAATCAGGCTATTGCACAGCTTGAAGGTAAGCGTGAAGAAATAACTGGGCAGCGTTCAGAACAGCTTGTTAATGAAATTGCATTAACAAAAGAACTACAAGAACTGAACAAAACAAGGATAGCGGCTGAAAACAAACTGGATATTGATGCACGCAAAGCGGCAGCGGATAGGATTAAAGACGAAAAAGAAAAGCTGGAAGTAAAGCGACAGATTGCAGTAGATGAAGCAGCTATTGAACTTAAAAGGCTTGAAGATAATGTTAGCGCTGCAACTGAAGGAACTACGGCAAGGGTAGCGGCTGAAATTGAGTACAAAGAAAAAAAAGCGGCTATTGCAAATGAGATAATAGCAATAGACGACCAAATAAGTAAATTGGCTTTTGATAGAGAATTGGAAAGAATAGAGCTACAATTAAAATCAGCTGAAGCATTAAATACAACAATAGCCGAAGAATTAGAAATAAAAAGGGCGGCTTACGATGCAGAACAAGTTTTGCTTGACGAAGCATTAGCTAACAACCTTATCAGCGAAAAAGAATATACAGATAAATCAAGGGCGTTAAGTGAAGCAAGAACGGCTATTGACGAGAAAGAAAAACAAAATAGAATAGATATTGCAAGAGAAGTTTCACAAGGCTTGAGTGATTTATCTAATTTGGTAGGGCAACAGACAGCAGCAGGAAAGGCGTTAGCCATTGCAAGTGCAACTATTACAACCTATTTAACAGCAATAGAAGCCTATAAAAGAGGCATGGTTTTAGGCGGTCCTATACTTGCAGCTGCAAACGCAGCGATTGCCGCAGCTGTTGGTATCGCTAATATAAGAAAGATAGTAGCTGTGAAAGTTCCGGGGGCATCAAGTAGTGGAGGTACACCAGCAGCACCTTCTGTAAATAGTGGGGCTGCACCAATTACGCCACAGGCAGCACTACCAACAGTTACCCAATTAGACAACCAAACAATTAACCGAATGGGGTCTGCAACGAATAGGGCGTATGTTTTAGAATCAGATATTAATAATAATCAGGAAAGACTTATCAGAATAACAAGGGCTGCAAGGCTCGGATAAAATAAAGACATGGAGAAAGAATTACCTATTTATGAATTACAAATAGATGACATAAACGGCAGCGCAGAAGTTGACTTTGTTGCTTTAGTGGATAGACCTGCTGTGCAGCGTAACTTTTTAAAGTTCGCAGAAGATAGCTGGAACGATTACCCGGAAGCAGCGGTTAATAATGCAAAGCGTGCTTTAAAATGGGCAGAAGAAAACGGCTGGGGTAGCTGTGGTGAGGCAACAGGAAAAGCAAGAGCCAACCAAATTTCCAAAAAAGAAAATCTGACGAGGGAAACGATAGCCCGTATGGCATCATTTAAAAGGCATCAGCAAAATAAAGATGTACCTTATGATGAAGGGTGTGGCGGTTTAATGTGGGATTCTTGGGGGGGTGATGCAGGAATTGAATGGGCAATAAGAAAATTAAAGCAAATTGATAGGCAGCGTTTTCAAATAGATGATGAAGAACAGCGTATTATTTCAGGCGTTCTGATGTTAGCGGATACTCCTATTTATCGCAATGATGGAGTACAGGAATACTATGTAGTTTTTACAGCACAAACTATTGCTGAAATAGTACAAAAGTTCTTCAGTAAAAGTTATCAGAATAATGTTAACCTGATGCACGACAGCGGTCAGCAGCTTGAAGGTTTGACAATGTTTGAATCATGGCTAAAGGATAGTAAAAGAGGCGTGAGGGCTTTAAAAGGTTTTGATGACGTTCCTGAAGGTAGCTGGTTTGCTTCTTATAAAGTCTACGATGATGCAACGTGGGAGAAAATAAAAAGCGGTGAGGTATTAGGGTTTAGCGTTGAAGGTGATTTTATATACAAGCAAAAGGTGAGTAAGGAAGAAGAAATGATGCAAAAGATAATACAAATCTTACAAGCGGTTTAGTTTTCGTTTTGTAGATAGTAGGTTTACCCTGCCCGTTTCCACGGGTGGGGTTTCTATTTTGCCTATATCGTTACTGCTTACTAATTAGTTGTAAATAATTATATGACAGCTTTAGAAGCACTAAACAAAATCAAAGCCATGTTTGCCGAAGCAGGCGGACTGCCAGCAATAGCACCCGGTTTGGCATTGGCTGAATATGTCCTGATGGGCGGAACAAAAGTAAACATAGACAGATTGGAAGTTGGCGGTAAAGTTGAGGTAATCGGTGAAGATGGTAGCCTTTCTCCTGCACCTGTTGGAGAACATGAACTTGCTGATGGTACTAAAATCGTAGTAGACGAGGCAGGGATAATTACCAGCGTATCTGTACCTGAAGCAGCACCATCCGTTGAAGTGGAAGTGGAAGCAAAGGTTGACGAGGAAAAAGAAATGATGAAGAAGAAGATAGCCGAAATGGAAGCAGAATTATCAGCAATGAAAGCAAAGTTTTCAGAGGTTGAAGGTGCAGCAGTTGCACAATCAGCAAAGTTTTCTACTGCAATAACACAACTGACTGATGTTGTTGTAGGTCTTTGCAATATTCCTTCAGTTGACCCATTACCAGCAGCAGACAAGTCTTATAAGTTTATCGAATCAAAGCAAAGCAAGATTGATAAGTTTTTGGACATGGCAAAAAATCTTAAATAGTAGCATCACTTTAATAACAAATAAAAAATAATAATTATGGCTTTTGATGTATCAACTTTGGCAGCGTATACCAAAGACAACTGGAAAGAACTGGTTACCAGTTCAGTATTAGGTAGCAAGACAGCTAACCTAATTAAATCTCAAGGTAATGTATTAGTAGGTGTTAAATCTGCTGAAAACATTACCATTATGGACACAGACGCATTTTTCCAATCAGGAACAAGCTGCGGATTTAATGCTTCAGGTACTACAACATTTACCCAAAGGGCAGTAACTGTTGGTAAAATCAAAATCAATGAAGCACTTTGTTTGAAAGATTTGGAAAGCAAGTTTTTGCAAAATGCACTTCCTCAAGGTTCACGTTACACAGACATGATTTTTGCCGAGCAGTACAGCAACAGAAAAGCTGAAAAAGTTGCCGAGCAAATGGAGATTGCGCTGTGGCAAGGTGATACAGCTTCTGCAAATGGTAACTTGAACAAGTTTGATGGTTTGTTGAAACTCATTACTGCTGCTGGTGGTTCTGTTACTAACGCGAACACATCCACTTACATTACAGGCGGACCGATTGCTTCTATCACTGTTTCAAACGTAGTAGCTGTGTTTGATGCAATCTATACTGCAATACCTGCAAAGGTTGTTGCAAAGGATGACATCACCATTTTCTGCGGAATGGATACATTCAGATTGTATACCATCGCTTTGAAGAATGCTAACTTGTTCGCTTACAATCTTGACATAAAAGCTGATAGCGAATTCTTCCTTCCAGGAACAACTGTAAAGGTTGTAGCTGTTCAAGGTTTGAATGGTACAAACGACCTCGTAGCTTCAAGGATTAGCAACTTGTTTATGGGTACTGATTTGCTTAACGAAGAAGAGCGTTTTGAGATATTCTACGCTAAAGAGGCAGACCAAATTCGTTACGTAAACGAGTTTAAAGCAGGTATCAACTTTGCCTTCCCTGATGAGATTGTAAAGTTCTTCATCTAAATATAAACGGGGGCAGCTAATAACTGCCTCCACTTTTTAAAATTATAAATCAAAGAATATGCCCTGCGTATTAACACAAGGTTTTACATTAGATTGCCGGGATAGTATCGGTGGCGTAAAAGCTGTGTGGTTTATCGCTCATGCTAATGTTACAGCTGTAACACAGGCTTCAGGTGTGGTAACTGCAATAACCGATACATCAAACTGGTATAAATATAATTTAGTCAAGAATACTGCAAGCCTTACCGAGAATATCACAGGCACAGTTGAAAATGGTACTGTTCAATATGCACCGGAACTAAATATTATCATTAACAAAATGCAGGCTAACACCCGTAATGAAATTTTGTTAATTGCACAAAACACGCTCATGGCGATTGTGCAAGACCAAAACAATAAGTACTGGCTGATTGGCTTGCAAAATGGTGTTGATTTAACTACTGGTTCATCTGCCACAGGCGTAGCAGGTGGTGACCGAAATGGTTACAGCTTGACTTTCACAGGTACAGAACCAGCACTTGCGCCTGAAGTTCAGGCTTCAGTTATAAGCACGCTTTAAAAAGCAATTCCGTGAAATACTAAGGGCTGCCTAAATCGGGCAGCCTTTTTTGCGTAAATTAGCCCGATACACTATTTAGTATTAGATGATAACGATTAACAAAGGCAATACCGAAACAATAGTATTAACTCTGACGGAAAAACAAACCCTAGCAAGTCCTAACTATTTGTTTGTATTCAAAAGCAGGATGCCCGAACAGGTTGTTAGTTTTGTGCTATTGAATGCAGCGGATACCAGCCTTTATAAATATAGATACAATCAATTCAGTCTTGTCGTGAATAATTATTTTAGCAATAGCCCACAGGGTGAATGGCGTTACTATATTTACGAGCAGACAAGTGCAACAAACAGGGATGAAACAAAGACGGGTGGATTATTGGAGGAAGGGATAATGAGATTAAATGAAGCAGAGGCGTTTGAATATGTAAGCTATCAACCAGAAACGGAATTTATCACACATGGATAATTTATTTATATTAAAATTTGCGGAGGCGAGGCAGCCGGAGTACCGAGAGAAAAAAGGTACTTATGGCGGTTACATGGAGTTCGGCTACCATAACGATTACCCAAAATATTTGTTAGACCTATATAACAAATCAGCGAAGCACAACGCAATCGTAAAGGGTAAGGTTAACTATATAATAGGCAATGGCTGGAAGTCTAACGAACCCGATGCAGTTGCTGAAGCATTCATAAAAAAGCCTAATCAGTACGAAAGTTTAGCAGATTTGACGAGAAAGGTAAGCACAGATATTGAGGTTTTCGGTGGTGCGTATTTGGAAATTGTTTGGAGCGCAGCAGGTGGGCAGCTTTATTCTGTTGGTCACATTGACTATACCAAAATCAGAACCAACAAAGACAATACGCAGTTTTGGTTTAAAAACGATTGGCAGGATAGGAAGGAAGAACCAGCTGTTATCAATGCTTTTAATTCACAATTAAGGCAGGGCAGACAAATCCTTTACATGAAGGAATACAGACCCGGATTAGAAACTTATAGCCTTCCGGGTTACATGGGTGCATTAAATTATATCGAATCTGATATTGAAGTTAGTAAACACGTTTTAGGTAATGCTCAAACTGGGTTCAGCGCATCAAAAATGGTAACCTTTCCGAATGGTGAGCCAACACCTGATGAGAAAAGGAATATTGAGCGCAGGTTTAGCGATAGGTTTACTGGGGCTGATGGTAAGAAGCTGATTCTTTCTTTTGTTGACAGGGTAGACCAAAAGCCATTAGTTGACGATTTAGGGCAGAGCGATTTATCAAAAGAAGATTTTGCAAATGTTGATACGCTGATTCAGACTAACATCTTTGCAGGTCATCAGATTGTAAGCCCGATGTTATTCGGTATCAAGACTGAAGGGCAGCTTGGTGGTACAACAGAATTGCAAGCGGCTTATGAGATATTCAAAAATACATACGCAAACGATAAGCAGCACTTTATAGAATCTGTTTTCAATGAATTAGCTACCATTAAAGGAGCGAATTCTGAAATTGTTATTATCCCGGTTGAGCCAATCAGCTTCCAATTAACGGAAGCAGCTTTGTTGCAGATTGCACCAAAGGAATACCTTCTTGAAAAAGCAGGAATTGATTTGAGTAAGTACGCACCCGTTGACAGCAATACAGGCAATTTAGCGGCATCTCCTGCAAACGTCAACGAATCCTTGAAGAACTTAACAGGGCGGCAGTATCAGCAGCTTATGAGGGTTGTACGGCAATTCAGCCAAGGTAAGTTAACAAAGGAACAGGCAAGCGTTATGCTTTCGGGTGGGTTAGGATTGAGTGAGGCTGAAATTAATACCATGTTAGGCGTGGATGATGACCCTGCAACTGAAGACGAGTTCAGTGAGCAGGAAGATGAAGCGGTTAAGATTTTTGAGGAATACGGGGAGCAAAGGGAGTTTTTTAACATCTTCAGAGACAAACCAGTATACAGCAGTTTTGAGGCTTTCGTAATAGATAATACTATAGACGGGGCAAGTGACAAGAAGATATTGGAATTGATAAAGAAAGACCCGTTAATACCTGCTGCTGTTTTGGCAAAGGCTATCGGAAAGGAAGTTGAATTTGTTTACGATAGGTTACAGCACTTGCAGGACATCGGGGCAATAGTTAAGGATGAAGTAACGCAGGCAAGAACGCTAACAAGACCAATAAACGAAATCATTGACGAGCCTTTGCGTACTACTATTGAAGTGCGTTATTCTTATGAATGGAAGAAGGTTGTTCCACAAGGGCAGCGCAATTCTGCTACGCATCCATCACGCCCATTTTGCGCAAGGCTGATGCAGTTGGATAGATTATATACAAGGCGTGAAATAGAGGCGATAAGTTCAAGGCTGGGTTATTCTGTTTTCGATAGAGGCGGTGGTTGGTGGACAAGACCAAGCGGATACCATAGCCCATCATGTAGGCACGAATGGAGGGCGAATGTTGTAGTAAAGAAAAAATAAAGCAATGAGCAGAAACATACTTTTCATATCGGTTGATACAATAAAGGACAGAACAGGACTACATTTTAATGTTGACCCAAAGCTGGTTTATCCTGACATACTATTTGCACAGGATGCCTATATTCTGCCAATGCTCGGAACGGCTTTGTACAATCGTTTGCAGAATGGTATTGACTGCAAAGACCTTGACTGCGATGAAGAAACGCTGCTAAATGAATACATCACGCCTACGCTTGTTTATCAAGTTATGGCTGAACTTCCAATGGCTTTATCTTATCAATTTTACAATAAAGGCGTAGTAAAGAAATCAGGAGAAGGGCAGACAGAACCGAGTGCTTCAGAACTTACAGAAGTAGCGCAAAGATATCAGGCAAGGGCTGAATTTTACAGGCAGCGACTGATGAAATATTTACGACAAAATGCAAGTCAAAATGTTGTAAGCTGGGCGCAACTTTACCAAAACCCCGGCAGCGGCTTTGATACTGTTGTACCTGATTCTGAGGCGTATACTATAAGCGTATGGCTCGGTGATGATGACTGCTGTGCAGGTAAAACTTATGAAGAAAAATACCAGGGCAATTTAAATAGGTGTTGTGGCAAATAAAACGTTTCACAAAAAGAATCAAGAAAAGCTGAAAATATATTTAGCAAAAATAGAAAAGAATGCTAACACTAAACCAATTAGTAAAGAAGATACAGGACATAGGGGAAGCGCACAAACAGATAAAAACGACTTACAACGGCAGCGTATTTGATTTTTTGAGTAAGGGTAGCGATAATGTTTACCCTGCTTTCGTTTACGATGTTTCGCAGGGGAATATTAACGGGACTGTCTTAACTATTGACTTTTTGCTTTTCTTCTTTGACAGGGTTTTACCGGAGCAGTATAACGAAACGGAGGTGTTAAGTGACCAAGTTCTAATCTGTACGGATATTATTGCGCAGTTGCGTTATCAGCTTTTTGATTTCTTTTTGACGGGTAACAATAACATACAATTTTTCAGAGAAGAAACGCCTGATTTATTAGCTGGTGTTCGTGCTACTGTGAGTTTTGAGATTGCTTATGATGCTGACAGGTGTGCAGTACCGACAACTTTTGCTTATTAACTATTTATAATTAAGATATGGCTTCAGATTTCAGACCCGGTAAAAATGATGTTCAGATATGGCGGAACGATACATGGCGGCAGACTTTCGTCTTGACTGCTAATAGCGTAGCTATTAACTTAACAGGTGCGGTTATTACTATTCAGGTGCGCAAGGGGTGCGGTGGGACTTTAGCATTAACGGCAAGCACTACCGATGGGGCAGTAACGATAAGCGGAGCAGGGAATAATGAAATAACAGTTAACAAGCTTGTTAATATCGAAAAGGGAAAATATCTATACGATATGAACGTAGCTTTTGCCAGCGGTTATGTGCGGACTTATCTTGAAGGTGATTTTATTGTTTACGATGATGTAACAAAGCCATGAGTGATATAAACGTAATAGTTAATGACGAGATAGTCAACATTGACGTAATAGATACGCCCGTTTTAGTCAATGTGGTTAATAGTCCCGGTGTTCCCGGTGCGCCCGGTGCGCCCGGTGTTGGTGTACCTGTTGGCGGTACTACGGGGCAGGTGTTGGCAAAGAGCAGCAATGCAAACTATGCAACTGCGTGGGTTAATGTTAGCGGTGGCGCATGGGGTACTATTACAGGCACATTGAGTAATCAAACGGATTTGCAGAATGCGTTAAATGCCAAATACAACAACCCAACGGGAACAACTGCACAATATCTGCGTGGTGATGGTTCTTTGGCTACGTTTCCTGCCATTCCAAGCGGTACGGTGCAATCGGTATGGCTTACTATGCCGAGTGCATTTTCGGTCGCCAATTCGCCTATAACGAGTTCGGGAACACTTGCGGTAACGGCAACGGGAGACACAACACAATACATTGCAGGTGATGGGTCTTTGATAGCTTTTCCTATTACGGGACAAGCAGGTACTTTGGTTCGTGAGGTTAGGAATGTAACGGGTGCGACACTTACAAAAGGAACGGTTGTTTACATAAATGGTGCGAGTGGCAATAAGCCAACTGTAGCAAAGGCATTAGCAACGGGTGATTCTACATCTGCACAGACATTCGGACTTATTCAAGCGGATATACCTAATAATTCAAATGGTTATTTAGTAGCCTTTGGTGATTTGGATGGTTTGAATACATCAGCATTCGCTGAAGGGGTGCAGTTGTATTTATCATCAACAACGGCAGGTGGTTATACAAGCACTAAGCAGTACGCTCCAAATCATCTTGTCTACATAGGTGTAGTAACGAGGCAGCACGTTAATCAAGGGCGTATTGAGGTTCGTATACAAAACGGCTACGAGATGGATGAGCTGCATGACGTGGCTGCACAGACACCATCAAATAATCACGGCTTATTCTACAATAGCACCAATTCACTTTGGGAAAATAAATCAATCGCAACGGCACTCGGCTACACCCCTGCAAACGCAGCAACGACATTAACAATCAATGGTGTCACATTCGACCTATCTGCGAATCGCACATTCACAGTCGGTAGCGTTACAGGCAGCGGTGCAACGGGACAAGTTGCATATTGGAATGGAACGAGTTCGCAGACGGGTAGTAATAATCTGTTTTGGGATGCTGCGAATAGTAGGTTGGGGATTGGGACTAATGCACCTGCGGTTAATTTAGATATTACAGGAAGTACTAATGCTTATTTAAGAGTAACAAGAGGAAATAATGGTTCAGGTGATGCCGCTTTCATAACTCAACCACAAGGAACTTTATCAGCATCAAATAAGTCTTGGAATTACGGTTTAAAATTTGGGTCAAATAGTTTTAATTTTTGGGCATTTGATGGAACTTCAGCAACAACATATCTAAATATATTTAATACCGGTAACTTAGCTATC